TTCGCGTTATGAACAGCTGCAACCATGTCCTGTACGACACACAATGTCGTGTGCCTCGTGACAGCTTCCGGGCCACCGGTACGATCGACAGCATCACCAATGGCTTCACGTTGCGGTCAAGCACATTCGCTGCGCAGGCTGATCAATACTACCGCGGAGGCGCGCTGCATATCAGTGGCACAACGCAGGGTACGCTCAAGACATTGATCCTCGACCATGTTGGTGATACTATTAAGGTCCAAGCGAACTTGGGCAAAGCCTCCGCAGGTCTAGGCTTCTCGGCGTGGCCAGGCTGTGACCACCTGATCGGAACGTGCGACGAGAAGTTTAACAACATGCCCAACTTCTTCGGCTACACCGCGATCCCGTCCAAGAATCCGTTTATCGGAGACGCACTCATCTAATGCAAAACCTTTTCATGCAACCTATGCTTGCTCTCATTGGCACGACGACCTACTGGGTCATTATGATCGGCCTTGCGTTCTTGTCCTACGCTCTTCGTCCCAAGCCTTCACAGACGCGACCAGATCCTGGGCAGTTCGAAGTTCCGTCGATCAGTCCGGGTAAGTCGATCCCCGTTGTGTTCGGCACTGTAATGATTCGCGATCCCGCCATCGTGTGGTGGGGTGACCTTCGCACCGAGCCTATTATGAGTTCAGGTGGAGGCAAGAAATGATCATCACCATGCAACACTGCCGAGAGATGGGCTACTGCGCTTTTGGTGTGCGACGTTTCTGCAACGAACAAGGTCTCGACTTCAAAACCTTCATCAAGGGTGGGATAGAAGAAGAGGCGTTGGTCAACACACAACAAGGGCTTGCCCTAAAGCTAGTCGAGCACGCACATGTCTTCGAGCAGTAAAGCACAAGTCATTGGTTTCCGCTACTTCGCTGGCCTGCATTACGTCCTTGCTCGAGCAATCGAGAAGGTCACGCAGATCGATGTTGGAGAACGCACCGCATGGTCCGGCGATGTCACGTCTGGTGACATCGCTATCGACGCGCCTGATCTTCACGGTGGCGACGAACAAGAAGGCGGCGTCCAAGGTACGCTGACGATTCAGGATGGCAACGCAACGCAGTCACTCGACGCCTACTTGGCGGCCAAGATCACAGGGGACCAATCCAACTACCGCGGCGTCGCGGGTGCTGTCTGGAAGGGTGGCCTCCTGAGCGCGAGGTCGCCGTACCCGAAACCTTGGCGATTCCTTGTCAAACGTGTCAACGTACTGGACGATCTAACCGTACAGTGGAACCCAACCAAGGCTGATATCAACGGCGACCTGAACCCTGCGCACATCATCCGTGAAGTGCTGACCAACCCCGTCTGGGGTCTGGGCATTAGCGAGCTCGAAGTTGATGCCGTCAGCTTTCTCGCAGTTGCTGAAACGCTCTACGATGAAGACTTCGGTCTCAGTTTCCTTTGGGCGGATGGTGACCTTTCTGTCAAAGACTTTCTCGCCAACGTGCTCGCGCACATTGACGGCGTCATGTACGTGGACCCGGCGACTGGTCTGTTCGTGTTGAAGTTGGTGCGCGAAGACTACGTTGTTGGTGATCTTGATGAGTACGGCCAAGACGACATCAACGAAGTTCGAAGTTTTGTACGCACCTCGCCGGGTGAGATCACCACGCAAATGGAGATCACCTACATGAACCGCGCAACGTGGGAGCCCGACACCGTCGTGCTTCACAACCTTGCGATGTCTGACGTGCAGGGTGGGAACATTCCCGACAAACGTGAGTATTTAGGTATCACAACCAAAGACTTGGCGTTGGTCGTTGGTACGCGAGATCTTCGTGGCAGTTCGGCAATGCTTGCGAAGTGCAAGATCGTTGGCAACCGCCGCATGGCCGCGCTCGAGCCTGGTGATGTGTTCAAGCTCAGCTGGCCGCCACTGGATATTGACCAGATGATCGTCCGCGTCGTCAACGTGGAATATGGTACATTATCCGACGGCAAAGTAAACATTGACGTGGTTGAAGATGTCTTCGGCATCACCGAGGCAATCTACACATCTGGTTCCTCGAACTGGACCACTCCGTACACCGACCCTGCCGACCCTGCCGACCGCGCACTGCTAGAGCTTCCGCTCTGGAGTGTCGTGCGTGTGGTGGCACCGGAGAGCCAGGTCACGAACATCGCTGACGCCGCCGCATACGTCCAGACGTTAGCAAAGCGGCCCAGCCAGGACTCGCTCAGCTACGACAGGCAGTTCGATCTTGGTACAGGCTACACGTCTCAAGGGAATGGATACTTCTCGCCACATGGTGACCTTGTTTCAGGGGTCGGCATGTTGAACACAACGATCACCCTGGAGAGCGCGAACGCCCTAGATCTTGTGCAGACCGGCACCTACGCGGTGATCGGTGAAGAAATTGTTGAAGTGACCGCCGTTGACACAGGGACTGGAGAGATCACAGTGAATCGCGGCGTGCTTGATACCGTCCCAGTTGCGCACTTGTCCGGCGTGACAATGTGGTTCCCAGAGGAAATCCAGATCGTTGCCGACAGTGAGTATTCAGAGGGTGACACGATTGACTTCAAGCCGCTTGTGCGGACATCGAACGGCGTGCTGGCGATAGGCGACGCAACGGCCGTGTCCGAAACACTGACCGGCCGACTGGCCCGACCCTTTACGCCGGGTCGCTTTCGAATCGATGATCTGATCGGGCCTGAACGGACCTACGACACCAACGGCGTGGTGGACGTGGATGCCGCTGCCACCGACCTTGTTTTCCAGTGGCGACACCGCGACAGGCTCCAACAGACCGCTACCTTCGTGGCCCAAGGGGATGCGTCCAACTACGGACCCGAGGCAGGAACGACGTATACCCTGCGTTTCAAGACAACAGGGGGTACTCTCGTACGAACTGTGACCGGCGAGACGGGTGTCGCGTATACCTACACGTCGGCGAACCAAACGACGGACTTCGGATCGCTGGTATCTTCGTTCAAGGTTGAACTGGAGTCGGTCCGGGGCGGCATCACGTCTCACCAAATGTGGGACATCCAGGTTGATCGGAGCCTCTAGTGTCAGAATCAGACGACAACCCTCCAACCATCACACTTACGACCGAACAGCTTGAGAAGGCTGTCGAGCAAGGCGTGTTTAACGCTTTGATCCATCTCGGTTTGGACGCGAAGAAGCCGATTGATATCCAGCGCGACTTCCAGTTCCTTCGAGACCTCCGCAAAAGTACCGAGTCTGTGAAGGGCAAGGCGCTTGTAACCATTGTCGGTATCTTGATCGCTGGAGGCGTGGCTGTCATCTGGTTAGGCTTCAAGACGTTACTTCATCCACCATCTTAGACCGGAGTTCGCATGGCAGATAGGGGAGAAATTGTAGCCGCTTACGAGAGATCGGGCGGCAACATGACACACACCGCGACCAAGCTGGGCATTGCCCGCGGCACTGTCCATTACCATCTAAGGAAGGCGGGCTACGACCTGAAGCGGCCCCTGGCGGAAGGGTCCATCAAGGGAACCAAGACCAGCAAACGGTCGCTGCCGAAGAAGGGTGACATCAAGCGGTACATCCTCACGTCCGCCCAGAACAACACACACGTCCACGAAGTAGTCTGGGCCAACATCAAAGCGTTGGCTGCGTGGTTCGAGGCAGAGTTGTGCGTTGGCACGTACACGTACAACAAGAACAGGTACGGCAAGCTCTCGGTCAAGCGGGGCAAGTCGTCCGACAAACAGGAAGAGCTTTGGTACGACGACCACTTCGAGGGCTACCTGTTGGACGAGCGTGTACAACTGGCCCCCGACCTTCAGTGGTGTGGCGAGATGAACATGTTGCCAACGGCCGTCGACCCACTCAATGGGTTCGAGACATACACCGGCCGATCGTCCGGCATCTTCCCTCACTCCAAGGTCGCGATGCGATCGATCGCCGCAGGGATGCGAACCGACCCAACCAAGTTCAACTACACCACTGGCACAGTCACCAAGAAAAACTACGTCGCCAAACGTGCGGGCCTCAAGGCAGAGTTCCACCACACCTACGGCGCGTCACTGGTCGAGGTTGATAGCGAAGGCAACTGGTGGGTCCGACAACTGGTCGCTGACGCTGATGGGACAATCTACGACCTTGATGTTGTCGCGGAAGAGGGTATCGTTTATCAGAGCGCAGGCGTTGAAGCAATCACTTGGGGCGACGCGCATGAACTGATGCTTGGAGATGTCCAACGAAACATCATGTTTGATATGTTAGATGCCCTTGGACCCCGTGAACAGTTCATCCATGATGTGTTACTGGGTTCCGTGATCAATCACTGGGACTCTCGATCACCGCATGAACGTGTGCGGCAAAAGCAACGCGGCGGCGGTTTCTCCAACGTGCTCGAAGAGCTACAGAGCGGCGCTCGATTCCTGATGTCGATGACACGACCAGGCACCGAAACATACGTCGTGGATTCAAACCACGACCGTCCGTGGATCGAGCGATGGTTGCAAGATGATCGCGGGATGCGAGACCCTTCAAACTCACTGACGTGGCACAAGCTTAACGTCGCCATGATTGAGTCGATCATCAAAGACCCTGACGACCGAGACAGGTTCCATGTTCTCGAACATGCGATGCAGGAACTTGCCGGTCTGGGCGACGACGTTCGTTTCCTTCGCGAAGATGAATCGCACACGGTCTCATCGGCCAACATCGAGTGCGGCATGCACGGCCACCTTGGGCCAAACGGCGCGCGAGGAAACCCCAAGGGGCTCTCCCGCCTGGGCCATAAAGCAAACGTCGGCCACTACCATAGCGCAGGTATCTGGGACGGCTTGTACGCCGCAGGCACTTCAGCCCGCTTCGACATGGGCTACACGCGCGGACCTGGATCATGGAGTCATTCGCACATCATCACCTATCCCAACGGTAAGCGAACAATCGTGACTGTTGTGAATGGCAAGTGGCGAGCACAATGATCTCTCCTTGGCTCCTTGACTCCCATGACTCCGGTTGTGGGGTCAAGGGGTTTTTTCGAATAAGCCCAGCGAGCAGCAGCGTTTATAGCTGCCTGACTCCTTGGTCTCCGTGACTTCGGTAAAAACGCAAGTCGTAGGAAATGCCCGGCGGGCGTAGTGCTCCACTGTTCTCTTGTACTATTCTTTTTTCTTAAAGACAAGAAAGTCAATAACTAAAAGAGAGTTTTGGACGCAGTGAGGC